GACAAAGCCTTCTTGGAACCTGTCAAAGTCATTCTTGATGCCATTGGTTGGAATGTTGAGAAAGTTGTAAACCTGGAACTATTTTTTGCATAATGGATCTACCTATTAATGACAAAGAACTTGCTACAATTGTCAGTGCCCTTCGCCTTGGTGGGGATGCTGCTCTGTATCAAAAACTTGTAAAGATTAAAGAGATTAGGGATGCCAATCCTGGTGGACCTTACAAGAAGATTGCCCGTGAACAATTTGGATTTAACCTGTAATGGATTTTTTAAAAGATATAGTAAAAGAGATTGGAGATGAGTACACCCAACTCGCATCAGACATCGACGACACAGAAGAATACGTGGACACGGGTTCGTATATTTTTAACGGACTTGCCTCAGGTAGCATATTTGGTGGGGTATCTAGGAATAAGATTACTGCCATTGCTGGGGAGTCTTCTACTGGAAAAACTTTCTTTGCACTTGCGGTGGTTAAGAATTTCCTCGATTCTAACCCTGACGGTTACTGCCTCTATTTTGACACTGAGGCCGCAATTAATAAATCATTACTCGCAAGTCGTGGTGTTGACCTTACTCGCGTCGTCGTTATTAATGTCGTTACCATCGAAGAGTTCAGAACAAAAGCCCTCAAAGCAGTAGACATATACTTAAAAAAATCTGAAGAGGAACGCAAACCATGCATGTTTGTGCTAGACTCACTGGGTATGCTCTCCACTGAGAAAGAGATCAGGGATGCCCTTGACGACAAACAGGTCAGGGATATGACCAAATCACAATTGGTCAAGGGCGCATTTAGAATGCTCACACTTAAACTAGGTCAGGCAAATGTTCCACTCATTGTCACAAATCACACATACGATGTCATCGGAGCTTACGTACCAACTAAAGAAATGGGAGGAGGTTCGGGACTTAAGTATGCAGCGTCTACAATCATCTATCTCAGCAAGAAAAAAGAGAAAGATGGAACGGAAGTCGTTGGAAATCTTATCAAGGCTAAGACTGCTAAATCGCGTTTAAGCAAGGAGAATAAAGATGTCACAATACGCCTTTATTATGATGAGCGGGGTCTTGATAGGTATTATGGTCTCCTGGAGTTGGGTGAGATAGGAGGACTGTGGAAGAATGTAGCAGGACGCTATGAGATTGATGGCAAGAAAGTCTATGCTAAAGCAATCTACAAGGATCCAGAATCATATTTCACACCAGAGGTGATGGAAAAACTTGATGCAATTGCAAAACAACAAGAATTTTCTTATGGTTCATGAATATTTTAGATTATTGTCTTAAAATTAACGATGCAATTCCTGAAGAAATATGTGATGAGATAATCAATATCTTTGATTCCAGTGAAAAAAAATCTAGGTTGGAAAGGGGTGGTTATCCAAACTGGACTTACCTTTTTACACAGGATATTGAAAATGAGCATAAAGATCTTGTTAACAAAAAGATCACTGAACAATGTCAAAACGTTCTTCTAAGTTATAAAAAGTATCTTGGTGAATATGGAAATTATTTCAACTCACATGATTTTAATTGGGAAGGAGCAAACATTAAATGTTATCAAGGAGGAACTGATGATAAGTATGGTTATCATGCTGATGTGAGTTCACTATCCACATCAAAAAGATTTCTTGCAATGATTTGGTATCTTAATGATAACTTTGATGGAGGTGAAACAGTTTTTTATCCTGACTGTAAAATTAAACCCGCAAAAGGATCTGTGCTTGTATTTCCTCCTTTCTGGATGTATCCTCATTGTGGGAAACCTGTATTAAAAGGAAAAAAGTATATTTTGTCAAACTACTGTCTTTGGTCACATGGATAAAATTGAATTCTTGGTTCTTAGGAGCCTATTACATAATGAAGAGTATCTAAGAAAAGTCATCCCCTTTATCAAATCAGATTATTTTCAGGACACAAATCAAAAGATTGTGTTTGAGGAGATACTCTCATTTGTATCTGAATACAATGAGACACCCACCAAGGAAGTCCTGAGTATTGAGGTGGAGAAAAGAAAGGACATCAACGATACTACATACCAGGAAATATCAAAACTAATTAGTTATCTTGATGATGAACCAGCAGAACAGGATTGGTTGGAGAGCACCACAGAAAAGTGGTGTAGGGAACGTGCGATCTACATGGCACTCATGGAGTCAATCTCAATCGCAGATGGACAGGATGAGAAGAAGCAACCTGATGCAATTCCTTCTATACTTTCTGATGCCCTTGCTGTTAGTTTTGATAATAATGTAGGACACGATTATCTTCAAGATTATGCGGCAAGGTTTGATCTATACAACAAGAAGGAGGAAAGGATCGAGTTTGACCTTGAGTTCTTTAACAAGATTACGAAGGGTGGGCTTCCAAATAAAACACTCAATATTGCTCTCGCTGGCACTGGTGTTGGTAAGTCTCTCTTTATGTGTCATGTTGCAAGCAGTGTGTTACTCCAAGGCAAGAACGTATTATACATCACGCTTGAGATGGCTGAAGAAAGAATTGCGGAGAGAATTGATGCTAATCTTCTGAATATAAACATACAGGACATTGCTGGTCTTCCAAAACAAATGTTTGAGACAAAAGTTAATAACATTGCCCAGAAGACCCAAGGCACTCTAATTATTAAGGAGTATCCTACTGCTTCTGCCCATGCTGGACACTTTAGGTCACTTCTTAATGAACTCGCACTTAAGAAGTCATTTAGACCTGATATTATTTTCATTGATTACCTTAATATATGTTCTTCCAGCAGGTATCGCGCAGGCAGCAATGTCAATTCATATACAGTTGTCAAAGCAATTGCTGAGGAACTTAGAGGGTTGGCTGTCGAAGCAAACGTCCCTATCGTTTCTGCCACGCAGACCACTCGTTCTGGTTATGGTAGCTCTGATGTTGAGCTTACTGACACTTCTGAGTCCTTTGGTCTCCCTGCTACTGCTGATCTTATGTTTGCCCTTATTTCAACTGATGACCTTGAGGGGCTTGGACAGATTATGGTGAAGCAGTTAAAGAACAGATACAATGATCCAACAATCTTTAAGAGGTTTGTTGTTGGTGTTGACAGGGCAAAGATGAGATTGTATGATTGTGAGCAGTCTGCTCAGGATGACATCCTTGACAATGGCAAGGATCAGGAGTATGATCCAGAAGAGAAACCTAAAAAATCATTTGAGGGATTTAAATTTTAAAATGACAGTAGACACAGAAAAGTATCTTGAATTTGTAAAAGGAGTTACTAGTGATCCCAGTCTTGACTATGCAGTCATGGCAACTAGATTTGCTGAACTAGAAGCAGGTGGAACTAATACCTCGCAATTACTCACTGCTGCCCTTGGACTGACAGCAGAATCTGGTGAGTTTACTGAGGTTGTTAAAAAGATTATCTTCCAAGGTAAACCCTACAATGAAGATAATGTTTTTCATATGAAGCGTGAACTGGGTGATATCTGTTGGTATCTTGCTCAGGCATGTATGGCTCTTGAAACCACATTTGATGAGGTCATTGAGATGAATGTTGATAAACTTCAAGCACGCTACCCTGGTGGCAGTTTTGACGTGCATAATTCTGAGAATCGTAAGGAGGGAGACCTGTGATTAGTATTAATATGGATGTCAGGACAGCAGCTGCTGTTCGTGAATCATTGTTCCAAGACACCAAACTTTATACATATGATCCTACTTGTGTTCCACCAAGGGTTGTTGAACTTAGAAATGTGATTGTTGATATTGATGAACAGATTGAAGATGAACTTAAAAAGGAGTTAAACAATGACTGATTATGATCCACTTACTGTTGAAGAAGTAAATGAAGCAGCAAAGGAATTCTTTCCTATGTTTGATATTGTTCATCGTCAGATGCCTGAGAACTGTGAAGTAGAAGATACTCTTAAGGTGATGGAAACTGTTTGTTCTATGGCACAGAAGAGACGATCTTTTGACAAAGGTGATGTTGGACCTTTTGGTTTCAATAAGAAGTCAGAAGAGAAAGAGGATATAAATACATAAAGAAATGTAGTAATTGTAGAGATGTCCTCATCAATGCGTAACTTTATGGATGCATACGGTGCAGTCCATAGTAAAGAAGCAAAGGAAGAACTTGAATCTCAGAGAGATCCTATCAGTGAAATGAATACTGGTAGACTCCAGGATAACGATCTCCGTGAACTGGCAGAAGAAGTGCTTGAAGAAGTATTCAAGAACTCTACTGTTAAAGAAGCAGAGGACATCATCTTCAATATGATCCCTGAGTCCAACATTGTTGGTAGGGAAGAGAAGTTGGATAGAATCTATGCTGCGTTTGGTGAGACCTTCAGTAAGATTAGACTGAAAAACCAAGCAGGTCAGTTGGAAGAGTTTGCTAAGTATAGACAAAA